TTCTATTTCTTTTAAAAACTCTTTTAATATAAAAAGATTTTATTTTTAAAAGATAAATAGAATAGATACTAATTTTATATAGAAGTAAAATAAAAAAACGTTAAATTCTAGTATAAGTAGAAACTATTTTGTTCTCGTTTCGTTCTCTCTTTATTCTTATTATTCTAGTATAACTAGAAACTTATATAAGAGTAAATAAATAGTAATAATAAAGTAAATAATAATTTTCTAAAATAATATATAAGCATAATTTCTAACTTTCTTTTTAATTAATAATAATTATTTAATAATCTATTTAATAAAAAAAAAAACGTTTTAATATATTTTAGCGTAACGGATTGTTTAGAGCTTTTCTAACAATTTTTTTATTATATACTGATCCCCGCTGATCCCTCTTGCGCCTTTGATCCGTACTGATCCACTAGGCACAAGCACCTTGACACAATCAACAAGCATCACTTCAACAAGGCCTGCGGCGGCGTGTTATTGTATGTTGTGCTCTTTCTCTATCTTGTCTAGGTATGTGGTAAGATCGTCCTCGTTCATCGCATCAAGGGTTGAGTGTTGTACTTCTTTTTTCTCAATCAAGAACCCTAACAGTTGGGCCTTCAGCCTTATCGCATTGACTGCTGCGGAGTATTGTTTCTTTGCACTAGCCTCTTTGTACACTAGGTCTAGCTTTTCGACCTCTTGTGACACACTCTCTCCTGTCAAGCGCCTCGCATCAGCCCTTAATCTATCGATGTACTGGATAATCTTATCCTTCTTTAAGTTGCGGGCAGCTTGGACGTGAGCAGAAGTTTCTGAATAACCTGCGTCAACAGCAGCGTTTCTCTTACCTTTTCCTACAGCTATACCCTCGCAGAACTTCCTTTCCATTGAGGATAAGGTTGCCTCGTTTGTTTGATGGATTTGGTCTATCGTTATCGCCATATTTATCCTAATATAGCGATTATTTTATGAATGTAAATCTAATCTATTCTCTTGTATGATTGCTTTTTCGTCTGCGTAATGATCATGATATTCTTCACCACTATTCATAACGTATAAATAATATGTTCCTAAATTACTATCGTGTGCTTGTTCGAATGTTCCTACTTTATTTTCTTTATAAAAAATATCGCCACCTTCAACATCGTAACTACTCTTATCTATTTCATTACCTTTTTTATCTTTAAGAATTAAACTCATTGTTATCCTCCTATACTATATTAATTTCTACTTCTTTGATTACACATGTCTCACCAGTATTACTCTCTACGAAATCTCTGTGTTCTTCTGCTGATGCTTTATCTAAGAAAATAGAAATTGATTCGTATTGCGACTTTTCTTTGTTGAAATCTAAATTAAATCTACTAGGAAATGCCATATAAGTTACTGGGTCTTGACTGATTTTTTCTTTAGGTCTAAAGTCTAAATTATTAACTATGTAACCCCATACTTTCTTTTTAGAAATGTCCATATTCTCTCCTTTTTAGTTATTTTTTACTTAATCTAAAAATATAGAATAGAAACTTAGGTTAAACAATATTATACTTTAATATTAGCCTTAATCATTCTACTTTTATCTCTTGCGGATATCTTATAATATGTTTTTGCACTAACTGGGAATCTTGCTGTCTCATCTAAAGTAGGGTCAACAATGTAAGTCCCGTTAAACTCGAACCCTAACATACCATTTTTAACTTCTAATACTTTAGGTGAGTGCTGTATCTTATTCATTTTATAATCTTTAGGCAATACAGCTTTAGGATTATGTGATTGTATATCTATAAATTTACTCATACTCCTCCATCTCTTGTTGCTTTTACTTGTGCGTCTACTCGTTGAATGTTTATTTCTCTCTCTTTTATGTCCTCTCGTTTGATACGATCTATCTCAGTCATACAACTAGCTTTTCCATCAACACCATCTATCTTATCAAAAGTAGTAATAGTCTTACCTTCAAGTTCTATTTTCCACACAGTATCTTTTTCAAAGATATCATACCCTCGATATATTCCATCTAATCGTTTCATATGTCTCCTTTATTAAAATTTAACTTATTTAAATAAAATAAATAAATAATAACACTATTATACAATATTATTCTATCGTTTGACTATTAAGATGTAGTGTAGATACATCACAAGTATTAGGGTCTACATCGGTAATCATTCTATTATGAGTATCATCTAGCTTTTTACTAATGAGAGTAATAGTATAATGTAATAAAGGAAACTGTTCCGTTTTTATTGACATTACATTAAAGTCTTTTAACACTTTTTCTTGTTCTTCACTAACATAGATAGTTAGTTTTTTATACTTATCAGCCATTATTATGCTCCTCTATTCGTTTAGGTATTACTTTTTCCATGTCGCATTTATCACAACACACGCCTTCTTTCGCTAGTGGTTCAGGATTATTTCCCCAGCCAGTAAAAGTTTCTTTACATAAAACACATACTTGTGAGTTATCTCTATCACTGTCAGCCATTTAGTCTTGCCTCCTCTATGTTTATTACTTTTATTCCGTATGGTAATTTTTCTATTGGATCATCTTTAGATTTCCATGTAGCTTTATAAACAATAGTGCTTGCTTTAAAATCTTTCACATATTGAGCATAGTTTTCTTTAGACATTTTCTCTTTGTATTTAGTAAACCAAGCTTTTGCTACGAAGTCTGCAATAAATCTTTTAGACATATTACATTACCTCTTTCAAAGGTCTTTCAAGAACTACATTACCTCTTATTGAAGTATTTTCTAAAGTAGTTCTATCAATAGGACCTTGTCTTTGTTCTAGTTTATCAAAACGATTATTCCACCATCTTCTATATCCAGCAGTTGCTCTTTCGTTTATAGGAAATTTTAATGAAACAGCATTTTCGCTACATAACATTTCGTAACTATACTGTTGAATAGTCGAATTACTAATTTCAATAGTATCATCTTTAATTACACCGTAAACTGATTTCCACTCTATTTTTTCTTTGCTTGTTCTACTAAATATCTCACCAGTGGTAAGAAGTAACATTTGTTTATACATATTCTACCTTTCTATTAATTTATCTTAAAATTAAGAATAAAATAATTTATATCAATTTAAACAAGATTATTATAGCTGTTGCCACTTACCATCTTCTTTATGAAACATTTTAGTATGGCCATTAGTAGATGTCATTATATCTAATGGATCAAACTCTAAATTACCGTAGTACATTCCATATTCTTTATCTAAATCATCGTCATCGCAAGTGTAAAATTCTACACCAGTGTCAGCCATTTTCTTATAGTGTTCTTTTACTCTCGTTTGTTTAGTAAACACAGAAAAACCTTCGTTCATATCTTTAGTACAAACTCTTATCCACCTATCTATGCTTTTAAAGTAATAACACCAATCAACTTTATCTTTTTTTACCATTTATATATCCCTCGATATAGAAATACTAGGATCAGTCTTATTAATAAACGTAAGCATATACCATACAAAAATATCGTACAAGGCTGCTCTAGTTTTACAATAACTTAATGATACGTCTTGACCTTTATAATCAGGTACAGTTTTAGCATGTTTATTAAATAAAAAAGTTTCGCAACCACCGTCAAATTTAATAGTATCTTCTGTAGAACTATCAATAATTTTAGTTCCAGCTATCTGTTGAACATAGTCAGTATATTCAGACTTAATTATTTTCCAATTGTTATCGGAAATATCGTTATGTTGATGCCAATAGTTAGTATAACCCATATTCTTCCTTTCTAGTTACGATTGGCCAATAGCCCAACCAGTTTGAAACTATCAGCCAATTCAACGAGCAATAAGGAAAAAAATAACTACATTTAAAATACTTATTACTCGTTTTTATATATAATTCTAAAAATATAAAATTATACAATAACTTATTTTTTAAGAGTAAATGTTGATTTTACAGATTTACCAGCTCTGCCGACTTCATCTATAATTTCTACTGCAACAAACCCTCTTTCTCTATCCCAATCTAAGTCAATGGTTTTTCCGCCATTTGCTAAAAAATCTCTAATCTTTAAACCGTTCTTGTAAAGATTAAATCTTTTCCAACCACCGCAACCTTCTCTCTTGGGGTTTTTATCTACACAAATTTGAATACGAGAATCCTTATCATATTTATAAGTACCCTTGTAATCTTTTGGATCCATAGCTTTAACTTTAGCTTTAGGTTTTACTACTTCAAGCTTTCTAGCTTTAGGAGTAACTTTTGGCTTAACAGCCAGATTTATATTAGACATATTCTACCTTTCTATTTATTATTATTAAATTAACTCTAACTTGTTGAATCTACTATATATACAATATAAATAAACAAAAAACAATCAAAAAAAGTTCTCACGGCAGCCTCGGGTTAGGTATTGGAGGTATTGGCTCCAGAGAAGTGCCAATACCAGTATTATCATTGCTAGTATTGAATAATAGTCAGAAAGTATTGGTATTGGCTCTAAAAAGATTATTTGATTTTATTTTTTTTATTTTTATATTCCTATATAGTAATAAGCACATATAAAAATATTAAAAACATTGTAAGCAGTGCTTTCCTGAAAAACCATAATAACATAATAGATATCCCTTAAATAAGTTAAAAAACTCTTTATATAATAGAATAGTTATATGAGAACAAGTATATCTACTGTTCGTTCCTATTTATTTCAAGAATTGAAGCTACAACATGAAGTCTATTTGCGTTTCCTGCTGTTACTTGTAACACTTCACTTTCCATAAGGATCAACGGCTCAGTAAGCAATTGTGTAGTTACGTTGTTACCAATCGCTAAAGTCTTAAACAAATTAAATTTAGCCGCTCCACCTGCAGGAGGACCATCGTATAAATCAAGAGTAATAGTGCTTCCACTGCCTGAATCATCTGACACAAGGATAGATTTAATTATAGCTCTAGAATCAGCGGGTACAGAATAAAGTAAAGTTGCCGTGGTACTTGTTAAATCTTTCTTTGCATTTTTATATATATTAGCCATTTATCCTCCTAGAAACCATACTTGTTTTTCTCTCTCATCGTTTTGATCTTTAGGATAAGTAGAATTTAAAATTTTAATCATGTTTTGTAAATCTTCAATAAGTTGATTAAAGTCGTCTGCAATGTATTCTTTGGGAGCAGAGTTTAAACGGGTTGTAGGTATCTTAGCCATATTGCTATGGTATTTTACTTCTTAATATTTGTACAGAACTACTGTTTGTGTTCTGTAACTTCTTTTATTTCCCGTTCAACTTCTTTAACCTCTTTAGAGATTTTAACCATCTGAACAGTAACTTCGCCATTAGCAAGTAATTCACTAGCCCACTGGGCTTCTAAATTCCTTTTGTGGCTTAGCTTCGACATTAAAGCTTGGCTCATGTTTATACTCCTCTACAGTTAGATAGTTGGCTTCCTCGGGTTGATCTTTTGTTTGATCCTCCCATTTAAAGGTACCAACGGGCTCAGTCCATAAAGATTTTGATGCTGAATCAACAGAGTCAGCTTCAACAAGTCCTCTAGCGTAATAACCGCAACGCCTGAACTGAAAATATACTAACATTATTAGAAAGTGTTAGCATGTTTCCCTGTTTTTGTAAAGCTAATTAAACCAGTGTGGTATCTGATTTTTCCATGTAGCAAACTCACGTTTGTGAGCTTTGTAAAATTCTTGATAAGCTTGAATAGTATTATCTTTTTTACATTCGTCAGGCATACACTGTGGTGGTTCTAAAAAACCGACATTCGTATCTATATTTTTAGGCATATCAGATAATTCACCTCTTAACTTTTTCCAAGTCAGATGAACTTTGCCATATCTATTAGTATATTCTACACAAAGATAATGCCACATTTTCCACAGCCATAGATAATGTTCGCTTGAAGAACGTACCCATATATTAGATGGATGATTTACATGAGAAGCTTTATAAATGAGAGTATCACGCTTGTAATCTAAAGTCCATACTCTTACTTGCGTTTTACCACTCTTGCTTGATCCACGGCCCTCTACGCCATCTAAAAGCCTGTGTGCTGTCGATAGTAGCTGCGCATACTCTATAATCATTTTAAGAACGTGCTTATCGCAATGATAAGAAGCACAGATATCTGGATCTTTATGTAAATAAAAGATATTCATTTTATTTTAACATCTATTTTGCATTTTTCTAAAAAATTATTAACTTCTTTTTTACTTAAAAAATAATGATAAATACCTTCGTCTGTATTTAAAACTTTAATAGTCTGTTTAAGTGTAATTATTTTTACAATAGCTTTTTTAGGTTGTAATTGAGAAGCATCTACTCTGTATATTTTTC